ATGCTGACGATATTACGAGTGGTGGATACAAGAATCGTTGCTTTCAAATCGATTTATTGAGAGGCAAGGTCACAGATACACTTTATGAATATGACACCGGCGAATTCACAGACATGGGACAGGGCTCGATTCTTGACGATATTCATACGCCCGAGTGGATTAAACAATACACAAATAAAAATAATGCAAAAAGATTTATTACCTTTGTCGATTATAAAGAAAAGAATGTAGGCGTAAATAGACCAAAGCAGTTTTATCCTGAGATTATTTCTCAGCGTTTAAAGCACGAGCATCATATTCAATATACTTCTGCTATGCTTCAGATTAAGGGAAGACTTGATATTGAGCCGGGTATGATTATTGATGTAAAGGCAAAGAAGTTTAATTCGACAAAAAAAGAAGCTAAAGATAATAAGAGATATTCGGGTAATTATTTAGTAAAGAGTACAAAGCACTCAATGGAAGATGATGTTTTAACAACTACATTGCATATAATAAAGTATGCAAGTGCGAAGGTTTAATTATGTTTGAGCAAGGCGTAGGAATACGAAATCCGCTTTTCTTCGTAGGAGTTATTGAAGATAACGACGATCCAACATTACTTGGACGAGTCAAAGTGCGTGCGTTTAGTATTCATGGCACTAACGAAGAGATTTCTACAGAAGATTTGCCGTGGGCAATGGTATCTCACGGAAACTACGACCCAAATAATCCTCTCCCGTCTTTGAATTCATTTGTTTGGGGTATGTTCCTCGATGGAAGAGATGCACAGCATCCTGTCGTACTCGGTCTATTACCGACTCAGTTTGTAGAGCCACCGAATCCAGATGTAAACAAATATGGTGTTATTCCAAAGCGAGATGGAAAATTATTAGGTAAAGGACTTACGCCGAGAGATATTGGCCATCCTCAAATGTCACGATTGGCTCGAGGCGAAAGCATTGAAGAAACTGGTGTCGCCGGTCATGAATTAAATAGGATGGAAAAGTTTAAAATTGGTGGCACGGATAAAGTGTGGTCTGAACCACAATCGGCTTATGCTACTAAGTATCCACACAATCGAGTGATTGAAACTGCTCACCATTCTATTGAGCTCGATGACACGCCGGGTGGTGAGCGAATTACGATTCGACATAAAGAAGGGTCGTATGTTCAAATCGATTCAAAGGGCAATGTCGCAGAAAAATCTGTAGGCGCTAAGCACGACATAACGAAGCTCAATAAGTACGAAGGTGTTGGCCACCATCATGTAGTTACAATTGGTGGTGATGCTCATGTTTACGTAAAGGGCAATAAGACCGAAGAGATCGAAGGCAATTATAACTTACTCGTTCATGGCACGACAAACATTACTGCAGGTACTCAACTCAATTTAAATGGATCTGAACAGGTTCAAATGAGAGCTGCAGACGTTAACATTCAAGCTAACGTGGGTACAATGACAGTCCTTGCAGAAAAAGAAATTCAAATGCAAGGCAAGACACGAGTCAATATTAAAGGCAATACAATATATCAGCATGCTACGCTGAATCCATTAGCACCTCTCACGACCGGTAAGTTTGAATTCTTTGCAGAACGTAGTATGTTCTTTACATCTACTTCGAGCATGCACATGCAGCAGAGTAACATGTATATTACTTGTAATGCGCTTGTTCCAGACGTTGCACTTATTCCTTCGATTGGCACTGGTTTGCATGTAATTTCTGGGCCTGGTGGTATAACAATGGATACGGTTGGATCTTTAAGCATGTTCGGTGGAGTAAACGCCACTATCGAAGCGCTTGGAGATATTTCTTTACAAAGTGGTGCGAGAGTAGCATTAGAATCTCTAGGTAATATTTCAATAAAGTCGCCGACTGTTGCTATTGATGACGTTGTACTTTTAGCTTCTGGGTTTGCGACATCGGCCCTCACTTCTACTTTAGCAACTACTGCAAAATTTGCATTACCTACAATTGATGCAGGTGAATGTAAGATGCCCGAACCACCCGCAAAGTCTACTTCTCTGTCTTATATTAAGTTTGAGAATACTCAGTCGACTGGCGGATATATTTCAGCAGAGGAATAACATGGCTTCTAATTGCGTAGACGTTACTGATCAGACAATAAAATACTCGGCAAACGGGCCTTTCGTCGATGCGCAAGGTGAATTTACGATTAGTCAAGTAAATAAGTTTGCTGAGGAATACGCTGCAAGTATCTTACGAGATGCTGAAACGAATCCACTTAAGAAAGCAATTAATCTTTATGGTGATTCGATTTACGACGCACGCGATTTCCTTAATGGTGAGTTCTTTAGGGCTCCTTATGTTCAAGACGAGTTAGCCAATTATCCAGATCTCGAAAAAAGATGGAACAAGGGTAACATTACTAATATTGAATTTTCTGATTTCCTCAATGATTACAACCTTACGCCTCAAAGCTTAATTAACAAAGGTAATAATAACTATACTGGTTTGCTTGGAGACCTCGATGGATATTATAAAGCATCGTTTTCTGATAGTATATTAGGTGGTTTTTGTAAGCTTGTTCCTCAAGTTTTTGGCGCGATTGACGCTTTCTTTGATACGCTTGTTGCAATCGAAGATGCTATCACAAAAATATTAGCTACTATTAGAAATCTTGATGAAGCTCTCGATGCTTTAGCACAAAAACTGACAATCCAATTTTTAATTAACGAAATCAAAAAGTTAATTACAGAATTAATTGATCAGGTCTTTGCAGAGGTTGCTTCTATTGTTGAGAACTTTAATATCGAAGAAATCATTGGAAATATTAGTACCTTTATTCGAGAAGATATCGTCAAGCAAATCGTAGCACAAAAAGAGCGAGCTTGCTTGCTTCTTAACGATGACAAAAAGAAAAGCGTTCAGGAGCAAACAGAAAGCTTAATTGATTATGTTGCAGGACTTTTTCAGAATCCACAGCTTGAAGAAATTGAGTTTATGATTATGAGATTTTGTGCTTATGCTACACAAATCGAAGCTCTGATTCGAGATGTAAATCAACCACTTGCGGATTATACAAATCGGTATCGAAGGATTACTGATAGATTAAAGACTATTTCCAATCTTAACACTTCTACGGCAGTCAGAAATGGTGGTATTCGTTTATCAGACGAACGTAAGAAAGAAGTAATAAATAGTATGGAACAGCAGTGGGATGAGAATGAAGAAACAGTTAACCCGCCTCCACCGACTGTAAAAGAATATTTTGGTCTTCCTAGCTGTAAAGCAGTAAAGGAAGGAACGGATCCAAAAATACAGATTTCAGGCGCCTGGACAGATCCAGAAGTATTAGGACTTGAAGGTTGGGTTAATATAGATCTCGATGTAAAGGTCTACTTAGTGAGGCTTCAAGAAGCTCTAGGGCAAGGCAAGCTCAATGTGATTGCCGGCTGGAGAGACGAAGCATATAACGAAGAAATTGGAGCATCACCTGAGTCTCCGCATTTGACTGGTTTAGCAGTCGATGTAGAAATCATTGGAGACGCGGACGAAATGTGTAGGATTGCTCTCGAAAAAGGATTCCGTTACTGTAAGGTAAATAGTAGTTTTGTACATTTAGATCTTAAGCCGAGGCCGCAAGGATGACAGTTCAAGTATATACACCGAGAACGAAGAAGCCAGTCCTATATTCTGACTTCAGAAAAGATCTCGCTAAAAGTCCTGTCTCAAACGACATTGCCGTTTTGAAAGACGAAGATTCAGTAAAAGAATCAATTAAAAACCTGATCCTTACAGATCCAGGCGAGCGTTTAATGCAGCCATTTATTGGTGGCGGTATTCGTGCACTCTTGTTTGAAAATATTACGCCTGCCGTTATTAAGATTATCGAAGACAGAGTTAGAACGACAATTGAAATTTATGAGCCACGAGCTGAGCTTATTGATGTAACTGTTTCATCGAATATTGATGACAATCAAGTCGGTGTAACTGTAAGATTCTATGTACAAAGTCAACAACAGCCAATCATACTTAACGTTATTTTAGAAAGGATAAGATAAAATGGCCACTCCATCGACGCCAATCACAGAGCTTGATT